TGGGCTGCGCGGCGGTGGCGGTTCTCTTTGCCAATGCCTATGCCAATCCCGAAAACGAACGCGCGGCGGTAGAAGCTGTTCGGGCAATCTGGCCAAATGATCATGTCGCCGCCTCCTCGGAAATCCTGCCGGAAATCCGCGAGTTCGAGAGGTTCTCCACCACCGCGCTCAATGCCTATTTGCAACCCGAAGTGGCGGGCTATCTCGACCGGCTGGAAACCGCGCTCAAGGGCGGCGGGTTCACGGGTGAGTTCATGATCGTGCAATCCAATGGCGGGGTAATGGGGGTCGAGACGGCCTGCCGTCTGCCAGTGCGGACAGCCCTTTCCGGCCCAGCGGCTGGCGTGATCGCGGCCGGTTATATCGCCCAGACCGCAGGCTTTGCGGATGTGATCACCGGCGATGTGGGCGGCACCAGCTTTGACGTATCTCTGGTGGCCAATGGCCAGTCGATGCTGGCGGCGCAAACTTCCATCGATTTCGGCATGGTCGTGCGCACACCGATGATCGAGATAGCGACGATCGGCGCGGGCGGCGGTTCCATCGCCTGGGTCGACAAGGGCGGCTTGCTGAATATCGGGCCGGAAAGCGCAGGCTCCGATCCCGGCCCTGTCGCCTATGGACGTGGCAATGACCGGCCCACGGTGACGGATGCCAATGTGGTGCTGGGTCGGATCGATCCAGAGAGCCCCATTGGCGGTACGTTGGAGCGGCTGGATGTAGAGGCCGCAAGGGCTGCCATTGACACCCATGTGGGCACTCCGCTGGGTCTGGACACGATGGCTGCGGCAGAAGCGATCCTGACGGTGGCCAACTCCCGCATGGCGGGCGCCATCCGGCTGGTGAGTATCGAGCGCGGGTTTGATCCCAAGCGATTTTCCTACATGCCATTCGGCGGAGGGGGGGCGTTGCATGCCGGGGCAATCCTGGCGGATGTGGGGCTGGCGCGGGCGATTGTACCGCGCTTTCCCGGTGTGACCTCGGCCATGGGCTGTGTGATCGCCGATATGCGGCAGGATTTCGTGCAAACGCTGAATGTGATGGCCGATCAGGTCGATGAGACCGCCCTGGCGGCTGTGATGCAAACGCATGCGGATGAGGGCCTTGCGATGCTGGACGCCGCCCAGTCCCGGTTCGAGGCACGCGATATCCGGTTTGAGCTCGATATGGCCTATGTCGGTCAAACCCACACTGTGGCGGTGCCCTTGCCCGTTGCCGTGACTGAGGGCCGGGTTACGCCCCCGACCCGCGCGCAGATCGCCGAAGCGTTCGACCTGGCCTATCACGCCACCTACGGGCGGCTTTTGCAGAACGGCACGCGCCGGGTCATGAACCTGCGCAGTGCAGTGATCGGGCGACGACCCAAATTCGATCTGTCGGCGCTGGCCCCGGACCCGGGCGGCAGTATGCAGAGCGCGTTTAAGACCCAGCGCGAGGTGCATTTCGGCGATCGCTGGCACAAGACGGCGATTTATGATCGTCTGTCCCTCCCGGTAGGCGCCATTGTTCAGGGGCCCGCCATTCTGGAGCAGTTGGATACCACCATCCTGATCGAGCCGGATTTGCAGGGGACGGTGGACCCTTACGGCAATGTCATCATCGAGAGGCGCATATGAGCTTGGATGTCCTGAACCCCGCCCGCACGGGGCTGCTGACGATTGATCTGCAAAACGACTTCCTGCATCCCGAAGGCGCCTATGGTCGCGCGGGGCAGGGCGCCCCGGCGATTGCCGCGCTGCCCGAAAGGATCAAGCCGGTGGTGGAGGCGCTGCGCGCCAAAGGGGGCACCTATCTGTCGGCCCAGTTTACTCTGGTGCCCGGGCCGGGTGGGGAGCCGCTCATCGCACCGCATCTCAAACAGTTGCGTCCGTTTCTGACAAAGGGCGATTTCGCACCGGGTGGCTTTGGTCATTCGCTGGTCGATACACTGGCACCGGCGGATTACACGGTCGAGAAGGTCGCTTATTCCGCGTTTTATCAAACGCGGCTGGAATACATCATGCGTGCATTGGAGATCGACACGCTGATCGTTGGCGGGATCGTGACAAATGGCGGTGTCGCGTCCACCCTGCGCGATGCGCATCTGCGCAACATCGAGACGATCCTGTTGTCAGATGGATCGGCCGCATTCAACGATGACGTGCACAAGGCCACGCTGACCTCTCTGGGCACGGTCACGCAGGTGATGACCTGTGCCGAGACCCTGGCACTGATCGGGGCGGCCTCATGAGTCTCAAAGCGCGCCTCACGCAACCTGAAATCCTTTGTGCGCCGGGGGTTTATGACGGGCTGACCGCGACACTGGCGGAACAAGCGGGGTTCGAGGCGCTCTATCTTTCGGGTGCCGCCGTCGCCTATACCCGGCTGGGGCGGCCCGATATCGGTCTTTCGACGATGAGTGAGATGGCCGATACCATGGCCCTGATCCGGGACCGGGTTGCGTTGCCTGTGATCATCGACGCCGATACCGGTTTTGGCAATGCGCTGAACGCGCAGCGGACCATGCGCGCTTATGAACGGGCCGGTGCGAATGCATTGCAGGTCGAGGATCAGACCTTCCCCAAACGCTGCGGTCACCTTTCTGACAAGTCGTTGATCTCGAAACAGGAAATGGTCGGCAAGATCTCGGCGATGGCGGAGGCGCGGGCCAGCGATGAGACACTGATCATTGCCCGTACCGATGCTATCGCCGTCGATGGCTTTGACGCGGCAATCGACCGGGCCGAAGCTTATGTCGAGGCCGGGGCAGACGCGTTGTTCGTCGAAGCGCCGCGGTCAGGCGATGAGGTGTCGCGGTTGGCGCGCCAGTTTGCGGGCCGCATCCCGTTGCTGGCCAATATGGTCGAGGGCGGGCAGACGCCGCTGCAAAACGCCTCTGATCTTGAAACGCTAGGGTTTTCCATCGTCATCTTTCCAGGAGGCATCGTCCGCGCACTGGCGAAGACCGCGCAGAGCTACTATCGCAGTCTGCGGACCCATGGATCGAATGGTCCTTTTCAGGATCGGATGTTCGACTTTGGCGGTCTGAATGATGTGATCGGAACGGACGCCATGCTCGCCGAGGGATCCAGATACGAGGCAGGCGACGACTGAAATGGCCAAAGTCCTGCCCGCCCCCGAGACATTCGACCTGTCCGTTGAAGTCGTGATCGTGGGGGCAGGTGCGGCCGGTCTGGTCTCAGCACTTGCGGCGTATGAGGCCGGACGGGACGTTCTGGTGTTGGAGCGCGATAGCCAGCCTTCAGGCTCTACCGCCTTATCTGCGGGGTTGATCCCGGCGGCAGGCACGCGCCTTCAGTGCGCGCTCGGCATCACGGATACCCCGCAGCTCTTTGCGGCCGATATTCAGGCCAAGGCCAAGGGAGAGAACGATCCCCATCTGGTCGATCTTCTCGCCGCAGGGGCTGCCGATACGATAGACTGGCTGGAGGGCACACATGGTCTGCCATTTTCCTTGGTCGATGATTTTGACTATCCCGGGCACAGCCGCCGCCGCATGCATGGGTTGCCTACGCGCGCGGGGCGCGAGTTGATCGATGCGTTGCGCAGCCGGTGTGAGGCCCTGAGCATCGACATCGTTTGTGAGGCTCTGGTCGATACGCTTTATTGGGACGCAAACACCGTGAGCGGTATCGCTGTGACACGTCCGGATGGCGGGCAGGAGCGTATTGGCTGTTCCGCCGTGATCCTGGCCTGCAATGGCTTTGGCGGCAACCGGGAGTTGGTTCGCAGACACATGCCCGAAATCGCAGAGGCCCTGTGGTTCGGCCATGATGGCAATACCGGTGACGCGGTCCTTTGGGGCGACGAGATCGGCGCGGAAACCCGCCATTTGGGTGCCTACCAAGGGCATGGCAACGTCGCCCATCCGCACGGGATCTTGATCACCTGGGCGGTCATTACCCAAGGCGGGTTTCAGGTCAACACCGATGGCGTCCGGTTCTGGAACGAAGCGCAAGGCTATTCCGAGGCGGCGCGCGCCGTTCTGGCACAGCCGGACGGCGTGGCCTGGACCATATTTGACAGCCGCATCGCAGCAATCGCCCGTCAGTTTGCCGATTTCCGCGAGGCGGAAGCGCAAGGGGCGATTATCACCACGGACACCCTGCACGACCTTGAGGTGGCCACGCACCTTCCGTCGGGGTGTCTGTCTCGCGAGCTATCTCGCATTCTGCCGACAGGGCCGGACCGGTTCGGGCGTCTCTTTGACACCGCAGCGCTGTCGCCGCCATTCTGTGCGGTGCGGGTGACAGGCGCGCTTTTTCACACACAAGGGGGGCTATCGGTCAATGGTTGTGCCCGAGTGCTTCGCAAGGACGGAAATGTGGTCCCCAACCTTTATGCTGTGGGGGGGGCGGCCTGCGGCGTTTCGGGGGCATCTGACGCGGGCTATCTGTCAGGAAACGGCCTGCTGAGTGCCGTCGTTCTGGGCCGCATCGCGGGTGAAGCTGCAGGGGGAACGGGCACCCGAGCATCCGGCTTGGATACGCCCAAAAATCCGCTGGACACTCCCGGTTCACTCCCCTAGAACGCCGACACCCGAAACCAAGCGGTTTCCCTATGCCCGGGTAGCTCAGGGGTAGAGCAGTGGATTGAAAATCCTCGTGTCGGTGGTTCGATTCCGCCCCCGGGCACCATTACACGCAGATTTTCTTATATAGATCAGCCGGTTAATCTAAAATCAGGAAACCTCTATCCCACAACGTTCCCCACAAATGGCAAGGTGGTTCGGTGCCCATTTGTCACAGCTTGCGGGCGTGAAAGGCGGGCAAATCACCCGGGCATACGGGCCAAATCACCCATGCCATGCCCACCGCGCTAGATGGGGCGCTTTCTGTGAGAGCGCCTGAGAGCCCCGTACAGCGCCTTTGTGAGGTCTTGGCAGGCATTGTAGCCCAGCGGGCTGAGATGGCCCTGTAGCGGCGTCCGGTGAGCCTCCCTTGTAGGGGTCAGCGGCCCGGGCCTGTAGGGGCGGCTGCGCCGCTTCGCAGGATGGTAGGGAAACCTGCCATGTGAAAGAAATGGGCAGAATGGTTTCGCAAGCAGCAGCGGCGCACCGCGCCGCAGGTTCTCCGCCTTTGTTCTCTTTGATTGTTCTCTGGTTATTCTCTTAGGGGTGACTGTATGGGCACCCCCCTCTGCCCATACAGTCACCCCCCTCTGCCCATACGGTAAGGGGGGTGTGCCCATAACCGTCGAAGAGCGCGCCGCACTGGCATGGGCGGCACTTCGGGCGCTCGATACCCCGGAACAGGCCGAGCAGGTCGCCGAAGCGGTCCTGTCCTTCGCCGATTACCCCCTGCCGACCTTCCTCAATCCGATGGACGATGCGCGCTGGTGGGCTTCCTTCGCCTCTCTGAAAGAGCGCAAGGCTTATGCACTGGCGGCATATGAAGCCTTGCCCGAACGCGACCAGATGGCATTCCGCAAACACATTTCCGAAGTGGAGATCGCCGCATGAAGATGCTTGTGCACCGGATTGCGGGTGGCTCTGCGCTGCCCTTCATCCTTGATGACCTCAAGTGGCACATCCGGGTGGATGCCGACGCCGAAGACAATGCCATTCAGAACATCGGCCTGACGGCGGCGGCGGAAATCGAGCAATTCGCCCAAATCGCGCTGCTGACGCAAACGATCAGGGTGACGATCTTCAACCCGGCACAAGAGCATGGCTTGAGCCTACCCATCGGGCCGGTGGCGGACGAAGACGTGCCGAGCGTAACCATCGACGGCGAAGCGTTCACCGCCTTTGACTTCGTGGGCGGCACCCGGCCCTACATCCGCTGGTTGGCGAGCTATCACGACCTCACCCCCAGCCGCGTCATCATCGAATATCAGGCCGGGTTTGGACCGGCGGCGGCGGACGTGCCTGCCGATCTCGCCCAGGCCCTCATGGATCAGGCCGCGCTGCACTATGACGGCAGGTCGCCGATGGACGCCAAGTCCCTCACCACGTCCCCCCACATGGCCCGCGTGAGCGCGCGCTATCGCGGGGTGCAGGTATGACCGACCGCGAGCTTGATGAAATCCTGACCTTCCGCTGGCCGTTGGTGGTGCGGCGGGTGATGGCGGACGGCACCGACGAATGGCTGCAAGGGTTCGTGCGGTCCATCGCCCGGCACGGCAAGCGGGCGGCGTGGCGTCCCACGATGAAGCAAGAGCAGATCATGCGGCGGCTGGTGTCCGAGCTGGGCACCGGCTCCGAGCCTGACGTTGAACTGATCGAGAGGTGAGAAAAAACAAAGCCCGCCGTTGCAGCGGCGGGCCATGCGGCAGTCGGCGTTCACGGGTTAGCCGGGGCTGACGCATCACAGTGCTACCGGGTAACGGGCCAAAGCACAAGGGCAGCTATTCCGCGTCGTGCGGTCACTCCACGCCCCAAGGCCCCACTGCCACCCTCCAAGGCGGTGAACATGGGAGTGCGGACCGAGCCGGGGGAAAGGCAGGTCTGGCCTAAGCGGCGGCCCGGCTCCGGTGAGCAGGCAAGATCGCGGCGGTCAGGGCGGGAGGCGGGTTTTCAACCCCGCTGGAGTAACCCGCTTTCTGACCGTCACAGCAACCCTCACCAGTGAGCAGAGGGCCAAGTGAGCAACGATTGAACGAAAAGAGACACGCGAGAGTGAACACGATGACAGAGGCAGCGAAGAAAGCAAGATCATGGCGCAAGGCGGATGGTTCGATCCTTTCGCCTGCACCGCGTCGTTCCGATCATCAACAGGCTGACCTCTTTGCATCTGGTCCCAATGCCGCGACTTTGGCAAATACGGGTAACCGTGTGTCTAACTCCTCAATTTTCGCGCCCGGCGCAGAGGCGGAAAACGCGGCCCCGGCAGATCGAGCTATGCAATTCATGCATAGCCTGCAAATTCCCGAGGGACCGAACGCCGGAAAGCCTGTCACGCTCGCCCCCTTTCAGCGCCAATTCATCGAAGGCGCGATGGCTGACACGACCGCCAACGCCATTCTCAGCATCGGGCGCGGCAACGGCAAATCCGCGATCACGGCGGGACTTGCGCTCGGCGGTCTTGTTGGCGTCTGGGACCGACAGCCCCGGCGCGAGATCATCGCAGCCGCGCGGACCCGCGATCAGGGGCGCATTATCTGGGACTTCGTGGCCGGGTTTGCCGCCACCCTGCCGCTTGAGGTGCAGCGCCGCCTGATCTACCGCCGGGCCCCGCGCCTCGAAATCGAATTTGAGGGCGACGGTGGCGGGCATGTCCTTCGCGTGATCGCGGCGGACGGTAAATCGGCCCTCGGCGGCGCACCGACGATGGCAATCCTTGACGAGCGCGGGCACTGGGCCCTTGATCGCGGCGACGAGCTGGAACACGCGCTGCTGTCCGGTCTGGGCAAGCGCGAGGGCCGGGCTTTCCTGATCAGCACCAGCGCCAGCGACGACACGCACCCCTTTTCCCGGTGGATCGACGATCCGTCGCCCGGCTCATACGTTCAAGAGCATCGGCCCGCGCCCGGCCTGCCAGCCGATGACGCGGAAAGCCTTTTGATCGCCAACCCCGGCGCGCCTCATGGCATCGGCGGTTCGCTGGAATGGCTGGAAGCGCAAGCGAAGCGGGCCATTGCGCGGGGCGGTTCCAGCCTCACCAGCTTCCGGCTCTACAACCGCAATGAGCGTGTATCCGGGGAATCGCGTGACCTGCTGATCACCCTGGACGAATGGCTCGGCTGCGAAACCTCGGCGCTGCCATCCCGCGAAGGCGGTGTTGTGATCGGGATCGACCTCGGCGGTTCGGCCTCGATGACGGCGGCGGCGTTCTACTGGCCCGAGACGGGGCGGCTTGAGTGTCTTGGCACCTTCCCGTCCATGCCCAGCCTCTTGGATCGCGGCCAGACGGACGGCGTGGCCGGTCGCTATGTCGAGATGCACGACCGGGGGGAGCTTTCGGTTCTCGGCGACAAGACCGTGCCGGTGGCCCCGTGGCTGGTCGAGGTGATGCGCCATGTCGAGGATCAGCCCGTCATCGCGATCACCATGGACCGCTACAAGCAGGCCGAGCTGGGTGAAGCGATCAGCCGGGCGGGCATCCGCGCGCCGCTGGTCTGGCGCGGTCAGGGCTTCCGGGACCGTGGCGAGGATGCGGAACGGTTCCGTCGCGCCGCCTTTGACGGGCTGGTGAAGGCCAAGCCGTCCCTGCTTCTGCGCTCGGCCTTTGCGGACACGGTGTGCCTGCGCGACCCGGCGAACAACATCAAGATTGCGAAGGCCCGATCTACGGGCCGGATCGACGCCGCGGCGGCATCGGTTCTGGCCGTCGCGCAAGGAGCGCGGATCACAGCACAACCCAAAGCGAAAGCGAGGATGCAATGGTTTTGAACCACGAGGGCATCACCTACGAAATCGGCGGCGTCAAGGTAGTCCTAGGCAGCGGCGCTTTTCTCGAAAACACCGCCCAGACGGATCAAATCCCATGAGCATCCGCAAGGAACATAAACGGCATTCGCGGCACGTCACCCGCACGAAACGCTGGAAGGTACTTCGCGCGGAGATCCTCGAACGCGACCGTTACCGCTGCCGCTCATGTGGCTGCGGCGGGCGGCTGGAAGTGGATCACGTCAAACCGGTCAGGACGCACCCCGAGCTGTCCTATGAGCCGCGCAACCTTCAGGCGCTTTGCCCCGGTTGCCACACCCGAAAGACAAGGATCGAGTGCGGGCATCCCCCGCCCCGAGAGGACCGCCAAAACTGGCGGGAAGCAGTCGAGGCGCTTGAGCGACCCGGCACCCCTATTGAGCAGAAAGGATAAACCATGCTCGAATCTGTGAAGATCGCCCGGCGGCAAAGCGAAATCCGCCAGAACCTCGCCGAGCTGGCGGGTAAGGAAGCCCCATCCGAGGATGAAGTCCGGCAGATGGACGAACTGGACCGGGAATACCGTTCCAACGAAACCCGCTATCGTGCAGCCCTGATTGCCGAGGATACCGAACGCCGGGACGCGGGCGACGAGCTTGAGACCCGCTCCGCCCAGGAATGGGCCGAGCTGATGGCCGGTTTCGAGATGCGCCAGGTCGCGCTGGCCCTCGATGAAGGGCGGCAACTGGACGGCCAGACGGCGGAGATCGTGACCGAGTTGCGCAACTCGGGCGGTTTCCGGGGCATTCCCGTGCCGTGGCAGGCGCTGGAAGTCCGGGCCGGTGAGACGGTTGCCAGCGGCACCCCCAACCCGATCCAGACCCGCCCCATCTTCGACCGCCTGTTCCCGGACAGCGTGGCGGCACGCATGGGGGCGCAGATGATCAGCATCGACGCGGGCGCTGTGGAGTGGCCGGTGACTACCTCGGCGGTCACAGCAGGCTGGGCGGACGGCGAGACGGCCAACGTGGCTGGGCCGACCACCTATGCCACCACCGACCGCGCCATGTCGCCGGATCACAACCTCGGCATTCAGATGCGCATCACCCGCAAGACGCTGAAACAGTCCGGCGCGGCGCTGGAACAGGCGGTGCGGCGCGATATGAGCGGGGCAATGGGCGCGGCGATGGATCAGGCGGCATTCCTCGGCACCGGGGCCAACGGCCAACCGCTCGGAGTCATCACCGGTGCTGCGACGTACGGCATCACGTCCACGGCGGTGGATGCACTGGCGAGCTGGGGCGCGTTCCGCTCGGCAGTCACCCGGTTCATGACCGCCAATGCCGCCGGTTCGCCGGACGCGGTGCGGGCACTGATCCGCCCCGAACTTTGGGACTATCTGGACAGCGTTCTGATCAGCGGCACAGCGGTGTCCGAATGGGACCGGTTGGTGAAAAACCTGCCCTCGGCCAACATCGCCATGACGAACAACGCGCTCGCCGCGCCGTCCGGCATCCCCGAGGCCACGTCTTCGCTGTTGACCACCGCAGCGGGCGGGGTGGCTCCGATCTTCATTGGCGCATGGGGCGCGGTGGACATGATCCGCGACCCCTACAGCGATGCACAGTCCGGCGGGCTGCGGATCACTGCCCTTGCGACGATGGACGTGACGGTAGCGCGCCCAGCCCAGCTCGAACTGCTGACCGGCCTGGAGCTGGCAGCCTAATGCTCTGGGGCGCTCATGTCGGCAGCCTGGAGCTGCGCACCGAGGGCGGGGAAACCCGCCTTCGGGCAACTTTCCCATATGGCCGGGAAACTGTGTTGGCCGAACGCATGGGGGCAGGGCGTGAGCGTCGTGAGATGATCGCAGCCCGTGCCTTCGCGGATCGGCTGGAACGCGGCGAGGACGTGCATTTTCTGGCCGGTCACGACTTCAACAAGCCGCTGGCGTCACGTTCCGCTGGCACTCTGACACTGACTGAAACCGATGACGCCCTTACCGTTGACGCGACGATCAGCGCCGACATGGAGCAGGTCAGTTATGTGCGGGACTTCCTGTCCGCCCATGCGGCCGGGCTGGTGCGGGGCCTGTCACCCGGCTTCCGCGTCCGACCAGGCGGCGAGACGGTAGAGGAACGCGGCAACGCAATCCTGCGCACAGTCCGAGCGGCTGACCTGATCGAAATCAGCGCCGTGACGAAACCCGCCTATCCACAAGCTCAAATCGAGGCCCGGAACTGGGCCTATCATCCTACGGTGCGCCGAGCGCTCATTCGGATCAACAACACAAGCCGGTGGAGGTGACCATGCTGGAATGGATCATAAACAAGCTGCGCCCGATCGAGGCGCGGTCCAACGGCGGTGGATACACCGCGCAAGTGATGGCGGCGCGGGACAGCTTCATCAGCGGGCGGCGCGGCGTGGCCGAGCTGACGGCGACGGTGCAGAGCTGCGTCAGCCTTTGGGAAGGCGGGTTCGCAATGGCGGACGTGACCGGAACCAACCTGCTGACCCGGCAAACCATGGCGATGATCGCCCGAAGCATCGCTTTGAACGGCGAGGCGGTCTATCTGATCACCGAGTTGGGCCTTGTCTCGGCGACGGACTGGGACGTGACCACCCGCGACGGGAAGCCGCGCGCCTATCGCCTGTCCATCCCCGAGGCCGGGGGAGGGCGCACTGTCACCGCCCTTGCCGCCGAGGTGCTGCACCTGCGGATCGGTGTGGACAACCTGACGCCATGGATCGGCACCGCACCGCTGCGCCGATCCAGCCTGACAGGCGGGATGCTCCATGCGGTCGAGGCCGCGCTTGCAGAGACATTCGAGAACGCCCCTCTGGGAAGCCAGATCGTGCCCTTGCCCGATACTGGCGCCGACGACATGGCCACCATGCGCGGCGCGTTCAAAGGGCGGCGCGGCTCAACGCTGGTGATCGAGGGTGTCGCCCAGGCGACGGCGGCGGGCATGAACCCGACCATCGGCCAGAAGCCCGATCAGCTTTCGCCGGACTTGTCCAAGAGCATGACAGACGAGACGCTGGCAGCGGCGCGCAAGGGAATCGGCATGGCCTATGGCGTCCTGCCGTCATTCTTCAATCGCGCCGCCACCGGCCCCGTGATCCGCGAGGCGCAACGCCAGCTCGCAATCTGGACCTTGCAGCCCATCGCCGCGATGCTGGCGGATGAAGCGACCGCCAAGCTCGGGGCCGAGGTGACGATTGACACGATCCGGCCCTTGCAAGCCTTCGACGCTGGCGGACGTGCCCGTGCCCTGTCGGCGATCATCAAGACGCTGGCCGAGGCGAAAAAAGCGGGCATCCCGCCCGGTGACGTGTCCGGCGCGATGTGCATGGTCGATTGGAAAGAATAGGCAGAATGCGCCTCGGGGCTCCTTTGCTCACCCCATAGCATTCTGGTTCAGTCGGTGAGTGCCGCAACAACCCCGACAGCGCGCGGCCCATACCTCCAGCGGGCGCGGCGCGCAATCTAATTGAACTGATCTCGATTAAACTCCTGATCCACCCACTTTTGCGCCGTGAACATCGGGCCTCCACGGCAGCGAAAATCCAGAGCGTCGGGGTGGCGCTTGAGCAACCAACTCTTAAACTCATAGAAATTCGGTCTGATGGAACCATTCATCGGTATGCCTCGCTCTTCGGCGAACATGCGGCAGCTGTATCGTATGATACGCTCGGCTTCGGCCTTAGTCATTTTTTCAACCTCACGCCTGCACCCCCGCCGTTTGCCTCGATAAATTCGACACCCTTCGCCTCAAGTGCGGCGCGGATCGCTTGTATAGTTTGGGGCGACACGGTGTCCGTGCCAGTCTCAGCGCGCCTTATCGTTTTGGTTGTTGAGCCGATGAGGTCCGCCAATTCCCTCTGCGACATAGCTTTGAGCGCTCGCGCAGCTCTTAATTGATCAGAAGTTGTCATAAAACACTGTCCGCTTTAGGACATCATGCTATGTCCTGTTCCGGACAATACCACACAAGGAGAACAAGACAATGACCAAAGAACGCGCCCGCGCGAACAGTGAACCTCGTCCTGTTCAATATTGGGAAAACCGACGTACGAAAGGGCAAGCACTTGCTCACAACCGCGTCTTTGAAACTCATCTGGCCGAGGTGACGGCGCTGCGTCAACAGCAAGAAAGATATGAGCAGAGCCTACCTAAGAAGCCTAGAAAAGCACTGGCGGACATTTACCAAACGCTTGAGGACACCAAAGACATCCTCGAACCGAGCTGTGCACCCAGAGCGGCAATGGAACTTATCTGCCAACTCGCCATGCACAATGCCCTAGCGGATGGCGATCAGATGAGCGATGCCGTCTACTGGTTGGCAATTCGCAGTTTGGAGGGCTTAGATAAGCTTGAAGACGCCATAACCCGAGCACGCGACATTTCTCGCCAGTTTCATCCGCTTCATGAGCCGTATCAGGCGTGAACCCCTTCCTATACTGGGAGTGATCCGTTGCGCCTTGTTTGTGCATTGAACCAATAGCTTTGACAAAACAATTGACAGCTGTGGCGTGACGCGGCACAAATAAATATCACATGATATTTTAGGGATAGAGAAAATGGAACTGGACGAACTCAGGTTTTCGACGGCGCAAGTCGCGCAGATCTGCGACATTCCCAAGGAGAAGTTTCAGCTTTGGAACGCCCGATATTGCATTACAGGAAAAAGCCACCAGCCCGAAGGCGGCGGCGCGCAGGGTAAGGCTCGCCGCTATACCTTCCGACACGTAATGGACTTCGCGATTGCCAAAGCGCTGGTCGATGCAGGAATGAACCCTAAGGAAGCTTTCGCCAAATCGCCTCACTTCGCACACTTCGGAAGCACTGACGATATGGATCACTTGCGGGTCCCGGGGCTCCCGATGCACCAAGAATACGGCGACACTTTGATGATTGTCGGCGGCATCGGACATTGGATCGGTTGCCACAATCGCAGCAATCAGGCGCTTGATGAAGCTATGGGCTATCTGGGTGGTCCTATTGGTGATCTGGATAGCTTTGTTGTGGTAAACGCATCGAAGGTCTTTGGCAGAGTTTGCCGTCGCCTTGGCCTGCATCCCTTTGAAGTATTGGATGAGAGATATCGCGCCTTGGCCAAGGCATAGGAGCATTTGCCATGTCTAATCACAGACCCCTTTTTGTCGCAGAACGCAGCGCCGCCAAACTTCTGGACATGAAGCCCGCCGACTTTCGCGCGTTGGTGGATGAAGGTGTATTGCCGAAGCCTGCCGAAATCGGCGGGTTCGAGCGTTGGGACGTGGAGCAACTGCGCGCGATAGCGTCTGGTGATTTGGCTAACGGTGCCGGGGTGATCGAATGGTGACGCCTCGCAAGAAACTGCTTTGGCAGCATCCGGCTGGCCGCTGGTATGTCCGCAAATACATGAACGGCAAGATGATCTATCTGGGTCGGATCGAGGCGGAGGAAGGCACCGCCGAATTTGACCGTCAGTATTGGGAAATCGTGAGCGGCAAAAAAGCTGCGGCGAAAACCTCATGGGACGCACTGATCGAGGCCATGCGGGAAACCGACAAGTGGGCCAATTTCTCACCACGCTACCGCAAAGACCTTGAGCCTGTCTTTGAATACCTCAAGGACAAGATCGGCCATGCGGACGTGGTGCGGCTTACTCAAGCCGACATTTACGATGCGATGGAAAAGAATCGGCACCGCGTCCGGTTTGCCAACTACATCCCGACCGCGATCAGCATGTTGTCCAAACTGGCGATCCGCAAGCGGTGGCGCAAGGATAACCCGGCGATTGATATTGAGCCGCTCAAGGTGCCAAAGGCTCGGCAGAAACCACACTTGCCCTGGGCGAATTGGGCGGTGGACAAGATGCGCGCCGAAGGCGATGCACTGCCGCTGCTGATCTTTGAGATTGGCGTGGGCAGTGTCCAGCGCCCCGGCGATTGGGTTGACTTCCAATGGGGCGATTATGACGGGGAAACCCTCAAGCTGCGCCAGAACAAGACCGATACGCCGCTGCACCTTCCTTGCACCAAGGCGCTCAAAGCCGCGCTGGACCGTGCCAAGGCTGATTTCGCCTTCGCACCGCACCCGTCGCGGCACATCCTGACGCGGGCCGATGGCTCGGCGATGGACTATCACGCGATGGCGCGCGTCATGGTGCGCGAACGTAAACGGCTGGGGCTGATGGCCTTCGATCAACACGCCCTGCGCTATCGCGGTGTGATGGAATTGGCGTGGGCTGGATGCACCGATGACGAGATCGCCAGTTACAGCGGTCACACGTCGAAAGCGATGATTATCAAGTATGCGGGGGAGGCGAGACAGATCATGCGAGCACGTCAAGCTGCGGCAAAGCGCAAATGAACAGAACAAGCACAGAACGGGAAACTGATACCCACGTTGATACCCCTGGCAAAGGTAAGTGGGCTAACCCATTGAAAAATATGGAGGCGAGTACCGGAATCGAACCGGTGTACACGGATTTGCAATCCGGAAAATTTCGTTGATTTCAAAGGGAAAAAATGTAAACGGACTTGTTTCGTTCAGGGTCACTTTTCAATAGGTTACGAGACCCAAGTAAACGGTTTTCCACCGGCATTTCCTCTGGCAAAAAGGCAAAGAAAAACCGCTGAGGGGGCGGCCACCCACCTCAACGGCATAGTAGAATATTTCCGTCCCAATACCTACGGCATTTCCGGTCTGACCTCAACCCAATTGGCGGTGAGATCATGAGCTGGCGCATCGCGAATGAATGCGCTGAGCGCCGCTTTGGCAGCGCCGCGCGCAAGCAGATTATCATGTTCCTGGCCGACAAGGCGAGCGATGACGGCTCCGGCATCTGGTGTTCCAAGGGGACGATCCAGCGCCACACAGAGCTCAGCGAGAGCACGGTCAAGCGCACCATCATCGACTTCCTGCGCGAAGGCATTCTGAT